CTACATATTCAAGACCTTTTGAGCCAAGCTGACCTACGCCATAACTTAGTTGATTTTGAATATCTAAAAGTTTTTGTTGTTCAGGGCTAAATTTTTGTGTAGCAGACCACATTGGGTTGCCATAAGTATCTTCGCCTGACATAGTGTATTCAAGCGAACCATAAGGGGTATATTGGTTTACACGGTTTGCTGCTGTAGCTTGCCTTGCGGCAGCTAAGTTACCTTCCGCAGTAGCTTGTGCCGCAGCCGAATAGTTTGGCGCAGCAGGCGCACTTGGCGCAGGGCCTAAACCTAAAAATCCACCACCACCCATGTCATTCTCCCTTGTTTAGAGAGCATCGGATGTTAAGAAACCGACACTCCTCTTTTTTCATAGCCATAATCACTAAATCCCCATCCATGTGAGCATTAGGTATTTCGGCTACCACTTTAAAACCAAGGTGTCGGTTTAGTCTAATTGCATCTTCATTACTACCGCAAATTTGACCTAGTATAACCTTAACACCTAATTTATTAAAGGGGTAATCAAAAGCCGCCCACAATAAATCTCGACTCATCCAATTTACTTCATCTACTGCTGCAATGTGCATTTGACAAGCATTTGGCATAAAACTGCAATATCCCACTACTGCTACCAAATTACCGTCTATTTCCTGCCCAATACATACTGTTTCTTCTGGTAAGGGGTGGTTCATCATTCTGACTAGCCAATCCCCCATATACCGTTGGTTCTCAGTAGTAACTTGTCGCAATTACAGCACTCCACCCTTTTCCATTACAAAATCGGTACTTGCCCAGCGTACATCAATATCTTGCGATGCAATATTTAAAATAATGCCTGCCGCATAACCTATTCCAGTTACACCCTGCCATTGTTTAGAAATGGTGTTTCCACCGCCCCAATCTGCGTTATCCCATGTAGAGGTGTCCCAAATACCAACAGAAATTAAAGCTGGGTTAAAGGTAACCTGACCAACATTGTTTTGGGTGTCAAAATCGGTGTTTATTCCGCATAAAACAGTCGGTGTGCCGTTATCGGTAAATAGGATAGGGCGTACCATAGTAAAGCGTTTTAACTGTCCTCTAGCATCAAAATAGCTATATGCCTGCTGGCAGGAAGCCTTAATATTGGTGTCATTATCCGACAAACCATCCCAAAACTTACCTACAAAGCCATTGCCGCCAAAGTACATATCTTCATCATAAACTTCAAAACAAGTAGCTTTTATGTTTGTAAAGTTTGCCCAGGCTTTAGTAATGGTGTGCATTACAAACTGCTGTTGACCGCCAATTACAGGAATATTGAATATCAACATATTCTGTTTAGCGTAATAATGTATTTGCCAACCAAATTCGGTGCTATATAGGTCTGCTGCTTCACTAACAGCGTAATAAATCTTATCTGTAATGTTAATTCTGGGGTCTAAACGGCTAGATTGCAGGGCAGAAGCCAATGGGACTATGCCATCTTGCGTAACTAGCAGTAAATCGCCTGCAAACTTGAAAAAACAGCGTCTTGAAAAAACTTGTCCTAATTGCCATACCCCAATTAAAGACCAATCGTTAGGGTCGGATGGGTCAGAACCCTTAAAAACAATAGCTTCACCGTTATTAGTGATAAAAACAGCGTAATCATCTACTCCGTAACCTGCATCTAGTGTCCAAGTACCCATTGCCATAATAAAACCACCATTACGGGCAATAGCACCTAATGGATATGAGGTTGCAGCACCGCTTATAGCGTTTACAGGTAAATACCAAAAATTTAAAGTGTTTTCTTCTACAAAATACAGGCGGTCTTTATGCAGATTGATGTTAATTAGGTTGCTTGAATCTACGCCAGTAATAAATTTAGCGACTGTATATGACCCTAGTGGGCTTGCAGGGCTAGTAGCAGGAGCTGTAAGTGCGGTATAAGTAAAGATTGTTCCGCTAGAAACGGTAATTCTAAAAGTCCCGTTATATTCGGCTGGGCTTGCGCCTGTAATGGTGACTTGATTGCCTGTTACCAGACCATGCGCTGCGCTAGTAGTAAGCGTACAAGTTGTACCTGAACTGGTTAAAGTGCTAATTGTTTGCGCTGTAGAGGTAGTAGCGTACTTAATCCAAGTTGTACCGTCATAAATAAGGGCAGCATCTGTACCATTGACTGCGGTCAAGAAATTGCCACCTGCGGTTGAAGCATTGACATACTGCCATCTATCGCTACCTTGCCCTGTTACTACAGAAGTTGCTGTTCCAGTAGTTGAAACATCATAAATAACGCTACCAGCCGCAGCAAAGAACTTACTTGAAGAACCGCCTGAATACTGCATTAAGGTATCAACTTGCCCTGTAATTCCTGTAGCGTACTGGGTATAGCCTTTTCTAAGCTGTATTTGTGATGGGGTAGGGTAGAAGTTTTCTAAAACTACCGCATCAGTAGGGTTCATTTCAGCAACAGAATCCCTAGCGTTCCAACCGCCAATGGGTGCTGGTACTGAAGCAGTTGTAGCTGTAAACCGTTTAGCAACAGCCATGATTAAGTACCATAGCCGGTGTCTGGGATGTTGCCATAACCAATAAGAACCTTGGCTGGATAAGGTGCAAACGATAGATTAGGTGCGCCTTTGTCTTGGGCTTTGCATACGCTTAAATACCGGAAATAGTCTTGTTGCAACGCAGTTGTATCAAACGATTTAATTTGGAAATACTTGAGTTTTGTAGATAAAACAATCAAACGGTCATCTAAAACAGTAGTATCGTTATCCGCAGTAAAGCTGTTTTGCACAACTCCAGCAGCACTTCTAGCCCATCCTTTAGACTTATATTCCCATCCCAAATACTCTTGAGTATTCATTGGTGGCCATATTTGGTATTGGTTATCTAAGATTCTCCAACGGATTCTAGGGCCTGTAGAGATATAACCAGACTTTAACCATTGCCATTGTTGTGCATCTTCATTACTGCCACAAATTTGTCCTAGTATAACGCTAACACCTAGTTTATTAAAGGGATAATCGAAAGCCGCCCACAATAAATCTCTACTCATCCAATTTACTTCATCTACTGCCGCAATGTGCATTTGGCACGCTTTTGGCATAAAACTAGCAAATCCTACTACTGCTACTAAATTTCCGTCTATTTCCTGCCCCTATTGGCGGTTGGAACGCTAGGGATTCTTTGGCTGAAATGAACCCGTTAGATGCGGTTCAAATGGTCAATTTCTTTCCTACGCCTACCGATATAACTTTAAGAAGCGGATATACACAATCTAGCACAGGCATTACTGGCGATGTGTTGTCATTGCTTAATTACAGCAGTCCTAGCGGAAATACGCTATTTGCTGCCACTACTTCTACTATTTACAATGCAAGCACTTCTACGGCTTCTGTGAGCCTCACAGGTAATACTAGCGGTCAATGGGTTCAAACTAGCCTTACAACGGCAGGTGGCTCGTTTATGCCAGCCGTAAACGGTCAAGACCCCATGATTGTCTATGACGGTACAAGGTGGCAAAGGTCAGCCACAACTAGCACAGCACAGACTATTTCTAGCATTACACGGGGCGGCACAGGTAATTTAACCGCAACCATGACTACTGCGGTGGCACACGGACTAGTAACTGGCAATACGATTACGGTAGCAGGTGCAATACCAGCAGAATTTAACGGCACATATCGAGTAACCGTAACAGGCACAGATACGCTTACCTACACGATGGCAACCGCACCTAGCGGTGATGCAAGTACAGTAGGCACATACACGGTCAAATACTACATTACAGGCGAAAACAGCAATACTTTTGCTACCGTAAACTTGTTTAAAGAGCGTCTTTACTTTGTTATTGAAAACACCCTTGACTTTTGCTACCTGCCCGTAGATTCAATCAACGGTGCAGTTACTAGATTCCCGTTAGGTGGCATTTTTAAAAACGGTGGCTACCTTCAAGCAATGGGTACATGGACTATTGATGCTGGTTACGGGGTAGATGATTTAGCCGCATTCGTTACTTCTAACGGTGAAGTCGCTGTTTACAAGGGTTCAGACCCTAGCGACCCTAACGATTGGTCTTTAGTCGGTATTTGGAACATCGGTCAAACTTTTAACCGCAGATGTATGTTTAAGTTTGGTGGTGATTTGCTTGTTTTAACGGAAGGTGGCCTAGTTCCACTATCAGCAGGACTGCAATCTACCCGTTTAGACCCCCGTGTAAACATTACTGACAAGATTTTCTACGCTATTTCCCAGGCTACTAGCCTATATGCAATTAATTACGGCTGGCAAATCAATTATTTTGCAAAACAGAATATGTTGATGCTAAATGTGCCTGTTACTGGTGGTTCAGAACAGTATGTAATGCACAACATTACTAAGTCTTGGTCAAGATTTACCAATATTAAGGCTAATTGCTGGGAACTTAGCGGTGACGATATGTTCTTTGGCGGTACAGGCTATGTAGGCAAGTTTTATGACACCTTTGCAGATGACGGTTCAAACCTTCGTGGGTTTGTACAGCAAGCGTATAGTTATTTTGAAAGTCGTGGTCAATTAAAGCGTTTTACCTTGGTAAGACCTATATTGCAGACCGATAACGGACTACCTACCGTGCTTTGTGGCATATCCGTAGACTTTGAAACAGTTGATTTGACCAGCCAAATATCGTTTAACCCTTCCATTTTGCAGACCGGAGAATGGGATTTAGACACTTGGGATAACGCTAATTGGGGCGGTGGACTGGTAACTACTAAGATTTGGCAGGGTGTTACGGGGCTAGGTTATGCTGGTTCGGTCAGTTTGAATGTGGTATCGCAAGGCATTGAGTTTCATTGGGCTTCTACCGACTATGTTATGGAAAACGGAGGTGTACTGTAATTGAGACAGGTAACTACTGAAAACCAGCAGTATATGGGGGATTGGCTAGTCAGAATGATGAACCACCCCTTACCTACAGAAACAGTATGTATTGGACAAGAAGTAGACGGTAATTTGGCAGCAGTCGTAGGGTTTGCTAGTTTTATGCCCAAAGCGTGTCAAATGCACATTGCGGCAGTAAGTGATGTAAATTGGATGAGTAAAGATTTATTGTGGGCGGCTTTCGATTATCCCTTTAATAAACTAGGTGTTAGCGTTATACTAGGACAAATTTGTGGCAGTAATGAAGATGCCCTAAGATTGAACCGACACCTTGGTTTTAAAGTGATAGCCGAAATCCCTGATGCTCACATGGATGGTGATTTAGTGATTATGG